TTCAGTTGGATGACCAACTCCGTGGGTCTGATCCTAATCCAGCAGGCATTGGAGCGTATCCTATCGTCTCCTACACCTGGATTCTTGCTTATCCTGAGCATAAGAATAACGAGATTACCAAAGACTGGTTACGATACATTATGTCTGACGATGCTCAGAATATGTCTGAAGAGTTGGGGTATGTACCTCTCCCGTGGGAAACGAGAGTCGCTGTCCTTGAGCGAATCGAACAAATGAAATAAAACAAAGGAGGGTTGACACCCTCCTTTTTTTGTCTTATAATCGACCTTGTGGAGGTAAGAGAGAGATACTATAGATACTTATAGCATTATGATTACCATTGAAAGAACCCGACTATGAAAACCCCTGGTTATATTTGGAGAGACCTTTTACTAGTGACGATGTTCTCGACAACTTTGGCTTTGTTTACCGTATTACCAATCTCACCAACCAGCGACTATACATTGGAAGGAAGGTCTTCTGGTTTCGTAGAAAACCTCCTGGTGGAAAGAGGAAAGTAAAGAAAGAATCGGATTGGAAAAAGTATTACGGGTCAAGTGATGAACTTAAAGCGGATGTCAAAGCACTTGGGAAGGAAAACTTCAGCAGGGAAATTATTTCGTTGCATAAGACTCTGGGCAAAACAAACTTTGCAGAAACAGAAGCACTCTTCAAATATAATGTCTTAAGAGAACAGATGGAAGACGGAAGTCCTCTGTTTTATAATCACAATATACTCGGTCGCTACTACCGTAAGGACTACTTCGATAAATAATATATCGTTTTTGTCCATATGGAAATCTAATGAAAATCGATTTCGAGAATTTCTTTCAATACTATGATGCAAGTCTTAAGCATCATAAGAAAGCAATCTCACAACTAGAAGAAGCAATTGCAAAATTGGACTCTTCACTCCTCACCGATGACGCGGAGTGGGTTAAGACTTACCGAAACAAAGTCGATACAAAACCAGAGGCGGAGGACAGGGAGATTATTCTCCCAGTACCCTACTACCCTCAGACAGATAATTATACACAGGCAGAGAGAACTTGTAACTCATCCTCTTGTGCGATGTGTTTGGAATATTTTAAACCAGGGACTCTTCAAGGTCCGAAGGGTGATGACGCGTATATTCGTGAAGTATTTGCTGTAGGAGATACGACAGACCATTCAGTACAAACAAAAGTATTGGAAGACTATGGTGTAAAGTCGTCATTCAAATACACTCTCTCATTTGAAGACATTGATAGAGAGTTAGAAGCAAAGAGACCAGTTGTTATTGGTGTTCTACATAGAGGTCCTGTGAGCGCCCCTACAGGCGGTCATATGATCGTTGTGATAGGTAAGACCGATAAGGGCGACTATGTCTGTAACGATCCCTATGGCAGTATGCTGGATGGTTACACGAGCAATGTATACAACGGCAAGGAAGTTGTCTACTCATATGCTGAGTTGAAAGCACGCTGGACTGTAGATGGTCCTAACGATGGATGGGGTCGTATCTTTTATTCCAAGGTAGAAGACAAGACTTCTGACTACGGTAAACTACCTTCTGCTGGTGTAGAGTTGATCAAGCAGTTTGAAGGTCTACACGACTTGAGAAGTGATGGTATGGTCCACGCTTATCCTGATCCACTCTCTGGAGCACTACCAATTACCATTGGTTGGGGGTCTACAAAGGACCTAGATGGTAGTTTGTTTGAACTTGGTGACAAGATCTCTAGGGAAAAAGCGAATATATTATTATCAAATCAACTACAGTACGATTATCTCCCTATACTAGAGAGGTCAATTCCTTTCTGGTACGAGATGAATGACAATAAAAGAGGAGCACTTTTGTCCTTTGGATACAACCTAGGTGCTAACTTCTACGGCAATCCAGGTTTTGATACCATAACAAGGGTTTTAAAAGAACACGAATGGGACAAAGTTCCTGATGCCATGTACCTATATAGAAATCCCGGCACATCTGTCGAAGAGGGTCTAGCAAGACGCCGTAAAGCAGAGGGGGATTTGTGGATGAGTTAAGTACTTTATTTTTTAACTATGACTGAGTCTAATGAGAAACTGGTGATGGAGACTTTCTATCGCTGGTTCAAGGGTGAATGGGACAACTCAAAGCAAGCACAGATGTATCCTAACAGAAGTGCATTTGTGCATGTCCTCCACGAACCAACTGATGTGAATGAATGGAGATGCAGTTATAGATTTCATCGTTCTAAACTACCCTACCGAGACTTTACATTGACTCAGATGTATAAGAATGGTGGGGTGGTATTGAAAAATGGACCAATCGAAATGGAATGGTCCTTAGATAGTGGAGCGTTTGTCTGTAGTAATGTATCATCTACAGAAAATGTCCGACATTTTTATGAAGCAAGTTTAGGCAACGATCATTTCTTTGTCGATGACCAAGCCTGGAGAGGCGAATCTCAACTATGGGGTTTGGAAGAAGGTGTAGTGTATGAGTTTAGACACTCCAATCTACTTTCTGGTGTTGAATCTTCTTCTGATTGAACAAAGCACTTATTCTTATCAATCATTGCTCGCAAATGAGTGATACAATCCTCCAAGTTCTGCATGGATTCGTGAGTCATAGTAAAAAACATTCAGTCAGTTCTATTTATTCTCATAGAATTCTCATAGTCTGATGTGTTATAATATATACATTGATGTTTCTTAATACTTTGTTTTGATTTCTAGTAAACGAGCGAGCGCACTCTCATTCCTTATGGGTGCTACATTGATCCTTCCATCATTAGCACAACTACCAGTCCCTCTAGAGGACCAAGTGGTGGAGGAAGATGTGGCAGTAGAAACCAAGACCGTTACTAAGTGGGACTTACCAAACGGAAACTACGCAGAAAGATATATTATCAGGGTTTTACAAGAGAGAGGTATAGAAGATAAGTATGCTCTTGCTGTAATCTTAGGTAATATTAAACAAGAATCTAAATTCAACTCAAACATCTGTGAGGGTGGAGCACGAGTTGATTACCACAGGTGCTATCACGGTGGGTATGGTCTTATCCAATGGACCACCAGTGACCGCTACTACGGTCTAGGACGCCACGCTAGGGCACAGGGAATGAATCCCTCAACTCTCGAAGCACAGGTGTCGTATCTATTCACTGAAAGGCAGTGGAGAGGTATTGAAGGTAGGATGAAAACTCCCGGCAAGTCAATGGGATACTATATGGATAGTGCTTACTACTGGTTGGGGTGGGGAATCCACGGCAACAGGACAGCATACTCTCAACAGTATTTGAATGCTATGGTTCAGACAGATACAGTTGTCGATGATACTAATAAATAAAAACATCTTATGATAAACTGATGTTCAACTTCCACTATGGTGCTAAGAAAAAATCTCCCAAAAGAATCTATATTGTAGGTATTGTTCTAGCACTATTGGCAGATCTTCTCCACTCTCTCTTGAAAGTGGAGAAGCAAACCCTCTGGGATTTGATTGACGACATCGGAAGACAATTCAAAATCGAAGACATCAATGATGTGATTATCCGTAATTCAAAGTATTTGGATAGGAGAATCGAAAGAGATGTTGATAAGGCATTGAATGATTACAAAACCGAGGTAAAATGGGATGAGGTTGAGACACCTCAACCAACCTTCACTGAGACTCTGGAGGGGGAAACCCCACTCGGAGGAGAGATGAGATCAACTTACACATTCATGGAAAAAGAAAATGAGTAGTCGTTACGAGGAAATCGTAAAGTACATCAACCAAGCGTTGAAGCAAGATCATCTCTATACAGATGAAGAATTGAAGTTCATGAAACAACAACTCCGTACATTACGTGAAACTAAAAACCGCATCCGTCGAACAGACAACAATGGATTTGGATCTTAAGAAAGTTGGAGAGCAATGCCTTCGACTTGAATCGGAAACAATCGTAAACATCGACGACAATATCAAGAATTTAATTTCTGATATGAAAGTCAAGATGGTTGAATGGCGGGGCGTTGGTCTCGCTGCTCCTCAAGTTGGATACAACCTGAGAATTATTGTAGTGAAACTTGGATGTGGAACCATTCAAGAAATGATTAATCCACGTATCAGTTGGACATCAACCGAAAGGGAGACTATGTCTGAAGGATGTTTAAGCATTCCGATGACGACAGTTGAAGTGGAGAGACCATTAAAAATTAGAGTTAAGTTTCAATGTGTAGATGAGCAATTTAAATATTGGTCCCTACATAACTTTGATGCCCGAGTAGTCCTCCACGAGACGGACCACTTACAAGGTATCTTAATGACCGATTACTTGGATTAAAAACTTTTATCCCACAAAAATATGGATGACAAACAACTAAGCGATCTTAAAATGGATCGTAAGGAGTGTACTAAGTGTGGTGCCGTTTGGATAAACGGACAGCACTACTGGAAAACCGGTGCCGAGGGCAGTGAGTTAAACTTAGCAGGTTTGATTTGTAACAAACTCGGAGACGACACTTGCATCAATCCACTCAAAGGAGAAGAGGGTGGTGATACATGGGCGAAACGACTCACTGATCTCGGAGTTGGTTATAACTCCAGAAAAGAAAAGATGGAAGCAGATAGGAAGAGATTTGATGAAGGATACTACGACTAAAGTGTTGACTAAACCACACACTATGGTCTATAATATGAAGGCAAACCAATCAGTCCAATGACATCGAAGGATTTTAAAGCGAAGTTTCGTAAGTCAATCGGTATTCTCCAGAATGCTGTTGACCACACCACTGACCTCGACAGACAGCATCCCAAACTATACAAAAAAGTGTATAAGTATTATGAGGAAGCAGGAGTTGAGTTTTACAACGATCCCTACGAGGACTATCATATTGTGATAGAATGTGTAGAGAAAGATTTAAACTACGCGGAGGTTGTATGACGGTCCTACTTGAAAGGTTCCCCTATCGATTCGTCGAGAAAGGTACCCTTGAGAATGGTAACCCAGACTACAGGATTCAAAAGGTAGATTCTTATTCCGGTAAATACGGCGATATGTATCTACTCGACAATGCTATGCAGTTGATGACTGCTATGGAAGACCACGAATATGTTAAGTGGTTGGACCCTGATGGCGTTCCCTCCTATGTAAAGGACACTGCCGGTCGAGTTTCCTAGTTTTCTAAACTAGGTGGTGGAGTCACATTGACCCAAGAGTTTCTTGCTTCTCTATAAAGAGCAAGTGGCGAGCGTGACTCACTGTAACCACCCCTCTAGCAGGGGTGGTTTTTTTGTGGTATAATTAGTAGAAATAGTATGTTTAAATGAAGGTAGCACTAATCACAGGTATCACCGGACAAGACGGGTCTTACCTGGCAGAGTTGCTCTTAGAAAAAGGATACGAAGTCCACGGTATTATCCGTCGAGCATCTCTTCTCAACACCGGTCGTATTGACCACATCTTTGACCAGTTACATCTACACCACGGTGACCTGACTGACTCTCTCAACATTGTCAAGATCATTCAGAATGTAGAACCAGACGAGATTTATAACCTAGGGGCACAGAGTCATGTGAA